TTTTGGAAATATAGTAAGCATTGGTTCTGGAACTGTAACAGTTGGATCATCTGTTGGTAGGAAGCTTATATTCAATACTTTGCCAGCATTCAGAAATCTCAATAACATGGATGCCCAAACTTATTTAGATGAGTTTGCATCTCCGGATAAAGACAATGCATTATATGTTCGTGGATTTACCGAACTTGGCAATGTCATTCCAACTTTCACTTCAATGCATGCTGAAGGCGGATCAACAAAAGCTACTGGAAAATATTCGCATGCTGAAGGAAGATGCTCAATAACAGATGGGCGCTACTCTCACGCAGAAGGTACAATGACTGTAGCTGGTGGAATTGCTTCACATGCTGAAGGTCAAGAAAATATAGCAAATGGTCGTTCTTCACATAGTGAAGGTGAGCATACACAAGCTATTGGACGTCAAACTCACGCTGAAGGTGAAGGTTCAACTGTATATGGTGACTATTCACATGCTGAAGGATATAAAACATAGGTTGGTTCATCCGACGGAAATAGTGGAGATACAGAAGGTGCTCATGCTGAAGGATTTGAATCTAAAGCGTTAAATGGTGATGGGGTTCATGCTGAAGGATATTAGACCTCGGCTTTAAATATTGGAGCACACTCTGAAGGCTATAAGACAGAAGCATTTGGAATTGGATCTCATGCTGAAGGCGGAAGTACAACTAAATTTGGTGGAATAGCATTTGGAAGTGGATCCCATTCTGAAGGATATCAAAATATCGCCATTGGAAATGCATCTCATGTAGAAGGCTACGGTGAAAAGACCATCAATGCATTAAGCGTCATAAATGGAATAACATTGTATTCGGCTGATCTTGGTTCAACGTTGAAAACATATGGTGATTACAATTCTGCTGTTAGAATTGTTGATAATAACAAAACTGCATATATAACTAGTTATGATGTTGATGGCACAAGCATAAGCATCTACTTAAATGCTTCAATTGGCTTAGCTGAAGGAAATGTGTAGGCTTAGATATTTAAGCAGGTTGCATACCACACAACATCTCACGCAGAAGGATATAATTGCCGTGCTTTAGGTGAATCAGCTCATGCTGAAGGTTCAAATTCAATTGCAAAAAGCAATTTTTCACATGCTGAAGGACGTGAAACAAAAGCGTTAGAAGCATATACACATGCTGAAGGATATAAAACTACAGCATCTGGCCAATATTCTCATGCTGAAGGTGCTAGTACATAGGCTATTGGAACAAAAACACACGCTGAAGGCGACACTTCAATCGCTAGCGGAAATTTCTCGCACGCTGAAGGATATCAGTCAAAAACCGGTCAAAATAAGCCATCCGGCGACAGTGAAGGAGCCCACGCGGAAGGCTACTAGACTTATGCCGATGGTGATGGTGCTCACTCAGAAGGTCGCGAGACAAAAGCTAATGGCAATGGCGCCCATGCTGAAGGATATAAGTCAGAAGCAACTAATGATGGAGCTCATGCCGAAGGCGGATCACAAACTGGTTCTATAATTGGTGGAAAAGCATCTGGAAAATCATCACATGCGGAAGGTTAGTTGACTAAAGCTAGTGGAGATGCATCTCATGCTGAAGGATATGCAACATCAGCCATCAACTATTATTCACATGCTGAAGGATATAGTACATATGCAGAATTAAGTGGAGCTCATGCCGAAGGATATAGCAACTATGCTAGAGGCGAAGGAGCTCATGCAGAAGGACATACTACAGTTGCCTTTGGATTAGGATCCCACGCAGAAGGACAGTATAGCTTAGTTAAAGGAACCGCTGCTCACGCAGAAGGATGGGGTGACTACTTAACTAAACAACTTGAAGTTTTCAACAACACGACATTAGTTGTTACAGATGTTTGGAATAAATTAAGTACTCTCTATTCATATGCTACTCATGGCTCGGCTATTAAAATTGCTAATAACAATACAGTTACTTATACAATTGGAGTAGATAAAGAGGTTGTTGATGCTGATGAATATAGTTTGTCAATATACTTGAAGGATAGCCTTGGCATAGAATCTGGCTAGGTGACTGTAAGTTTCTTTAAGCAATTTGGCATTGGTTCTGGAGTGCATGTTGAAGGTGGACATACCAGAGCTATTGGAAGCTATGCTCATGCAGAAGGTTCAAATACTCTTGTAAGTTGCAATTATGGACATGCTGAAGGCAATGCAACATCTGCATTAAGTAGTGGATCTCACGCAGAAGGTTGGGCATCAATTGCTAAAGGTGAAGGCAGCCACGCTGAAGGTGCTGAGACAAGTGCTTATGGATACTATTCACATGCAGAAGGCCGTAGGACATTTGCTAATCATGAATATTCACATGCAGCTGGTTATGAAGCTAAGACTTCAGCTAACAAACAATGGGCTTGGAGCTATACTGACTATACTGCAAAAGGTGGTGAAGGAACATTTAATGTCAATCCAAAAGATGGACTATCTGGCTTCTACATCGGAACAAAGAACCTTGATACAATCATAGCCGAGAAGGCCGGAGATGGAAGCAAAGTAGCATCCAAAGTGATGGATGCTCTTCAGGCAGCTGGTGTGAATGAGAATACAGCATTGTCAGATGTGAATGTCGGAAACTTGATAACATTCCTTCATGAACTTGCAAAATTAGTAAAACAATCATAAACAGATGTGGAGAACTTAAGACATGAGCAATACTAAAAAAGTTACAAATCTGATATTTAATGACACTGTGCTAACATCAATGCCAGACATTGACATGTCGGATTACCTGCCGCTTTCTGGTGGAAATCTGACTGGTGATTTGAGTATTTCAAATGCAGATATAAGAGTATTGTCAGGGAACTATGTATAGACAGAAGAGCCTAGCATTCTGAAGATTTACAATTCATCAAACGCATTTGCAAAAGCTGACGGAACAGTATACGGTGATCCGTATGTCGGAACAAAAGGATTCTACATTCTAAGCGTATATCCAGACGAATCTGCAATATTGATAAGCGGCGATGTTAGATATAGTTCTGTCAACGACAAACATTACGCTACAACACGTTACGGCAATACGCTTGGTGATGTAATAAAAGACCATTACATTTTAGGCGATTTGACAAAAAGCAGGTTAGCCGGATTTTCAAACAGAAACTACTTGAAAGTTCCAACAATGGAAAACCTAAGCTAGGTGGCATTGTCGGATCTTCTGTGGTCGATGTCTTTAATGAGCATGGCGTATTCATAGTTCGGAAGCGTCTCGTCTATATAGACGATTGGAACTAATACGAAACTATTTTTCGATTCATTTCCGAATTTTACACCCGATGAACTTGACGAAATACGGTCGACATCCGGAAAATATATTTAGGAAATAACAGCTTATGGAAAGCAGGGCGACAATCTGCTGTACGTTCCTGGATTTCCTGAGATAGGAAATGCTGAACCTATTCAACTAAACGGATAGAGCATAGCAGGTGGTTCTCCAAAAGCAATTGGAAGATATGCTCATGCTGAAGGAAGAGAAGCTTTAGCCGATATGCGCTATTCGCACGCTGAAGGAACGATGACAATAGCTGGTGGAATAGCTTCCCACGCAGAAGGCCAAGAGACTATCGCAAGGGGTTCGCAGGCGCATTCAGAAGGACTAAACACAGAAGCTTTTGGCTTTGCGTCCCATTCAGAAGGCGTCTTTACAAAAGCGCCGTTCAAGGCTTCCCACGCCGAAGGAAACTACACTTTAGCCGGAAACTCATACGCGCACGCTGAAAATGCATAGACATCCGCTGTTGGAGTCGCTTCGCACGCAGAAGGAATCGTGTCGAAGGCAAATTCATTCGGATCACACGCGGAAGGAAACGGATCTGTTGCAAATAAAGCCGGAGCCCATGCTGAAGGCGGAAACTTTACATATGATGATTCAGCATTCAACTCTACATCCGCTATGGGCACGGCTTCACACGCGGAAGGCCTTGCAACATATGCAAATGGAGATGCTTCGCACGCGGAAGGACTAAGCACACTCGCATATGGCCATTATTCCCATGCTGAAGGCGCAAACACATCGGCATACAACTAGTATTCACATGCTGAAGGAATAAGTTCATATGCATATGGCAACTACTCCCATGCTTAGAACTACCAGACTTCTGCATATGGCGAATACTCACATGCTGAAGGAGTACGCTCATACGCCAAGGGAGATTGCTCGCATGCTGAGGGTGTTGATACAATAGCAGAGCATGTCGCACATGCTGAAGGAACATAGACAAGTGCATTCGGATCTTATTCTCACGCTGAAGGTGAACAAACGTATGTAAGTACAGACGGTCGTGCTGCGCATGTTGAGGGAATAGCAGTTTCTGCCATGGCCCGTTGCACTCATGCTGGTGGATGCTTTGCCGCAGCAAAAGACAAATTTTCATATATATGGAATGGAGATGAAGCAGTCCATGTGAGCTCTAATGGCATTGGAACATTCAATGTCAATCCTGTTGGCGGAATAGATGGATTCTATATTTCGAACAAGAAGCTGAGCGAATACCTGTCGCAAAGCAACGTGCTCTATGGCAAGAAGCTAGTTGTGTTTGGCGATTCATTTTCAACAACACTTACGAGCAACACAACAGCGGAGAAAATCTATCCATACTGCAATCTGATTGCGGATAGAAACAATATGGCGCTGAGGAATTATTCTAGCTCCGGGGCCGGAATGACAAATATAAACAAATCAGCAGGGTTTTCACTTGGCAGATATTTTGCTACCCCTTCTGAGCTAGCAACAATATCTGCTGACATTGCAGATGCAGACTATATTTTGATACAATATGGTCTTAATGATGGCGCTACAGACTATGCTATTGGAGTATGGTCACCGGACGACAAGAATACAAATGCGACCACATCTCCAACTAACTATTTGAATACGGTCTGGGGATCATGGAATACGGCATTAAGCGGAATGCTTAACTTAAATCCAACGGCAAAAATTGGAATGATAATTCCAGATTCATGGATGAACCAAACCGGCGACGGGACGTATGGAACTAACAACTACAATTACAAGCACGTCTATGAAAAAATGAAAGAAATTGCAGTTTGGTGGGGAATACCGTGTCTTGACATGAAAGAAGATCCAAACGTAACGGCAATGCTCGGGCAGAGAACAAACTGCAATCCGTACGTAACATAGATAAGGCATGCGGCATTTGAAGCTACTTCTGATTTTGCAATACCGGGACATCCAAACCAGATAGGCTAGAGTTTTAGATCTATAATAATTGAAAATTTCATGCGAAGCTTATAACATTAAAGGAAAAAACAGATGAGCAAATATATCAACTTGATAGCACTGTATCATTCGACAGGCTGTAAGCAAAGCTCTCTCTTGCTTTGTGGTTCTACTTTAAAAATTAAAGTATAATTTCTTTTTGGAGCTGGCAATCATCTTCAGTGATTGCCAGCTCCAAAGAAGTGATCAGTGTTGCTAAAGAACTTGACTTCTCCATCAATAAGCTGAAAACATTCAACTTGCTTGTTGAACATCCACTTGATGTCAGGCTTTCCAGGAGTCATGAACCAGTTCAAGTTCTTATAGTTGCTCTTGTGCCAGTACCAAGTCATGAAGTCGGATCTCAATATCTGCTCACTAGCTGGAAGAATCTTCTTGTCGGAGAACCACTGGTTCAAGACAAATGAGTATACCGTCTGGTCAAGTCTCTCTATCTAGTCTTCACTTCCAAGATACTTCAAGAAAGACATTGTGAGATTGTCAAAATCTCGATTTGTCTTGTCATCTCTCACTATCTTGAAGCAACCCTAGAAGAATCCTTTGTATGCTAGTGGATATCTTGAGTCATTCAAGAGCTTGAAGAACTTCTTTGCACACTCAATTGGATAGTTTCGACCTTGGATCCATGCTCTATATTCTGACACAAAATCAAAGCGAAATGGATGTGGCATCATGCACATGTCATATTTGCCATCTTCAAAAGCATCAACAAGAGGCTTCAGCTGCTTGTGAATCTAGACATTTGCATCTAAGTATATGCAGATTGGTGATGATGCATACTTGAAGAGGTTGAATCTGACTGCATAGCATCGATCAAACACGCTCTAGATCGATGCAAGTTCTTCATCATAGATGACTTTCCATGTGTTGCTAGATATTGAAGGATCATCTACAACCATGATATATTCTGCTTCAGGATCAGCTTCTTCGACTTCATGAACATTCTCATAGTTGTTCATGATGTAGCATAGTACAGTGTATCTTGGTTTTTCCATCCAGCGCTCCTTCATTGCACTAGCAATTGGCAATGCGCAAACTTGAACTTTCCAGACATGATCATTGTGTGGAAAAACACATTTGAGAACAGGTATTCTATGATGTATGCAAGCCATCTAGAGTTATCTATTTGGATGTGGCTGTCATCTACAAACTTGATAACATCAACAACTAAGCTCTCTAACAGCTAGAAATACATGCTGCAGATGTCTTTTCTAGCAGTGAAGATGTTTGAATGATAGACAAGCTTGCTAGCTAAGGCATCTTTGAAGTATGTCTTGAACTCCACTGGGAGTCTTTTCTCAAACTCTTCAATCCAATGATCAATGACTTTATGCGGAATGTTCAACGGGCATTTGTTCTGAGCATTTATTCCAGGCATAGTGTTTATTACATTGTTGAACATGTCAACTACAGTCTAGTATTTGTTTGCATCAACTGCATCAAGAAATGGAAACTCTAGTATTCCATCAACTTTAGCATTCTTCATTGCAAACAGCTAGTCAATTGGAGACATTATGCAACTTGACAGCTTGTGAGCAGGATCTTCTACTACTATTCTGCTTTGGTATGGTTGGTCTTTGCATATTGCAAAATATCTTCTGTAGTGGCAGAATCCTATGTAGCTTGGATTTCCAAAGTCTTCAATATGCTTCCATGCAAACAACATCTTAGCAGGCTCAGACATCAAGTCTTTATGTCTGTCAAGAAACTCATCAGATGCTAAGTTGATGACATTGCTAGTGTGTAGCATTCTAATGAATGGCAAATGCCATTCAGCATTCGTTCTGTGATCAGATGCAAATATCTAGATAGTGTCATTCATTATTAGTTTTGCCTTTCCACTCTATGTGCTTTCCAGCATCAATAGTCAAAAGAGGAATCTTCAAGAACCGGCATCTTCCTGAGATCTCTAGTGCATGATACCAGCATGAGGTGTAGCGCTCAAAGAGATATGCTAGCCAATAAGGATGCAACTCCGATCTCTCTTCAACAGTCATAGACTTCAACAGATCTTCAACCGCTTTGAACGCGGTCTCTCCGAATTCTTTGAACAACTTTGACTTTACTGTGAATGTGTTGCACAAGTAGTTCTCTTTGACTTCAAATGCCTTGTTCATTGCATCTTTGAGATTGCTTGGAGTTCTTTCTAGAAGTAGGTCAAATGCCTTTTTCTAGAACTTCATCTAGAGCATGTCTTCTTTTGACAAGATGTTGATCTGCTCCCAGATGTACTTGTATGGAGTCTTGTAGTCATCAATGACTTTGAAGTGTGGATGCAGAATTCCATCTACATTATGCTAGTTGATCAGCATCAACTGTTGAATTGGAGTCAAAGCAAATTCTCTTTTGAGTTTCTCTCTTGGGATATCTATCACTGGGAGCTAAGCCGGCCATGAGCAAAAGAATCTTCTGTACTGGCAGTATCCAATGATGTCTGGATTGCCTAGCTAGTCAAGATTCTTCCATAGCCAGAAGAGTTTTGGTGTCTCATCAGCATTCACCTCAAAGTCAAATATCTTGTTGGCATCAGTCTTTACAGCACACTCTGACTCAGGCCCTCCAAATCTTATGTATGGAAGATCCCACTAGGCATCTTTTCGATGGTCGCATGCAAATATCTCAATAGTATTAAACATAGCTGTCACTTTGGTTGTTGTAGAACTAGATTCCACAAGTAGTTGTTTCTGTCACTGAATCTGTCTTGGAAGTCAAATGCTGGAGCATACACACAGTCAAATGAGCTAGGATAGAGCACATTTCCAACATATGCGGCAAATGCAGAGAATGAAGAGTTGAAGATGATCTTGTGCTTGAACAGTGACAGTCTCAAAAAGTCTTTTAGTGTTGCCATTGCATCTGGACTTTCATTGTCATCTAGATAAGTGACTTTGCTGAACTTCTCAGAGATAGTTGAACCAAACTGGCGTTTGCACAGATCGATGTCATCTGAAAACACTACTATGTGGTCAACATCATGGTGGTCTTTGAGCATCCATGCAATTGAGTCGTCAATGTACTTTTTTCGATCAAACCAATCAAAGACTGAGCCAAGATAGTCGGTGTTTCGAATGTGTATTGCTGCAGTTTTGCCAGTTGGATCTATGTTCTTGTCCAAAAGGTAGTCTAGTTCAATCTTGATAGCATCACACTAGAGCACTGTTTTGCTGGCAAACTCTTCTATGTCACTCAAGTTGAAGTCAATGTTGAATCGCTAGTGGTAGCACTCATCCATTCGCTTAGTGTTGTTGACTAGCAACTTGTTGTCTGGCTTGACTTCATCTTTAGCTCCATAGTGCTTCTGCAAGTTCATCATCTTCAGCATTGGCTCTATTCCAAAGTCATAGCATGCTTTGTTCAAGAGCATCTTTGTCTCAATTCCAGACTTTCTTGAGATAGCAAATGTGTACAGCAAAGCATAGAGCTAGTTGCCAAGTCTTCCATATATGTTGTCACACACAAACCAGTTCATCAATACTCCTAGTAGAGAGACTTGTCAAGACCACACCAACTGTAAGCAAGATCAAAGTCTACCATGTTGCAATTTGTCTGTTGATATGGCACTTGATAGCATGCATTGATGATTGCAAATGTCTTCTTGAGATTTGCACTTTCAAACCATTTGGTGTTCCAGATGTTGTCACACTAGATCAATGCATCTTCATAGAATTGTGAAAACAACTCTGCAGCACTATTAGATATAGAGTATGCTCCACCACTGTACAACTTCAAGTTCAAATCAAATGATCTAAAGTAGTTTGAAATCGAGTGCCTTTTGTCCTAGAGATTTGCTATGTATGGAAGTTGTCCACAACAACTGAATTTGTCAAGAAGATGTATGCCATCATCACTTGGAATATTGCAGACTATTGCATCAAGCAAATTCAGGTCTTTCAAGAACACTTCATCATCTTCTAGAATCAAAACTCTCTTGTATTCATGCACTTGTATCTCTTTCCAGATTCGATAATGGCTGAATGAGCACTTGAAGTATGAAAAACTCTAGTCATCACAAATCCAACTAGTAGTTTTTGATGGAATTGAGTTTTTTTGAATTACCTTAAAGAATGGTGAGTCATAGTCATAGAACCACTCAAACACCCCACTATCAAGAATGCCTACTCTCTTTAATTCAGCTGAGATCCTTGGAAGTCGCTCTTTGTGCTTGAAGTAGTGGATGCAATATATCTTGTCAAACTATGATTTCCAATCAATCATAGTTATATTGTATAGGCTAAGTTCAAGATATTTCAGAGATTTGCAACATCTTCTTCAACAGTGTTGCTAGAGATCAACTTCAAGAACTCTTCTTCAGTTATGACCTTAGTGCCAAGCTCTTTAGCCTTCTTAGCTTTAGAAGAACCGCTGTCAATGTTGTTGGTCACAAGATAAGTCAAGCCTTTGCTGACTCCTCCTTTGACCTCAAATCCAGCTTCTTGAGCTTTCTTAGATGCTTCAGAACGAGACATTGTGTTCAAAGCTCCAGTGAAGCACACACTCTGGCCATTAGATTGCTTCCTAGCAGACTCAGGATTGTCCTGGAGGGCGGCGACCCAGTGGTATTTTGGATTGTCCACTATGAGCATGACATTTTTGTAGGCATCTTCTAGACCATCCTGGAACTTGTCAAGAGTCAATTCACCAACACCTTCAGGAAGTCCATATCTCTCAATCCACAGAGACTTCATGTTGGTGTTCAAAGCATAGCCCTTAGGATCACAACTGAAGATGAAGTCCTCAAGCTTGCTACCTTTAGAAGCATAGAAGTCTATGATTTTCCTAAGAGTTGTCTCTGCAAGACCACCAAAGCAAGTCATGTTGCAAAGCAAATCAAGCTTAGATCTAGAGAACATCTTGTCATTGAGCTCTTCTGCAAGCTTCATCTCTGACTTGTACTTCTTGTTTGGCTCAAACTTCACAAGCTCTTCAAAAGAAGTGATTCCAAAGTTCTTGAGTGTAGCATTTGAAGCAGACTTCACGCCAAGATTCTTGATGAAGAGAACCAGCTGGTTGACAACCTGGTCTTCACACTTCTTGTTCTTGCAACATAGATTGACACCATCACGAACAAGCTTGCTTCCACAGCAATTGCAAACTTCAGGCAAGACTATGTCTTTGCAACTTGAATCATTCTTGACAACTTTCAAGACTTTCGGTATCACATCACCTGAGCGAACAATCTCAATGGTGCTGCCATACTTGAGACCTTTTTCTTCAATGAAGTCAACATTGTAGAGTGAAGCTCTAGAGATCATTGCTCCACCAAGCTCAACTGGCTCAAGAATTGCCACTGGCACATGAAGCCCATTTTTGCTCGGGCCTTCAAACACAACATCAAGCAACTTGGTGGTCGCTGTGAGCTGGTTTATCTTGAATGCCTTGCAAGCATCTGGACGATACTTGTCTTCATTCACATACTCGGTGTCACAGATGACAAGACCATCAGTGTCATACTCAAACTCTTGAGAAGCAAGCTCAAACAGCTCATCAACAATCTTGTCATCTAGATTGTCAATCTCGGTGTTCCAAGCTGTTTTGAATCCCCAAAGATTCAAAGTCTTGAATTGAGATGACTTTGTGAATCTTCTTCCAAGAATTGTGTATGCAATGAATGACACATGCTCAACATCACTGGCAATCCAATCTTTTCGTCCCATTATTCCAGCAACTGCATTTCGGCCATTTGCAAAGCCAGTCATCTTCTCAAAGTCCGGCTTCAAGATAACAAGCTCTCCACGAATGTCAAATGAATCTCCAACTAGATTCATCATATCAATGGCTTGCGGAATGTTCTTGACATGCTTGATCTTGTCCGTCAAATCTTCACCGAATATTCCATCGCCTCTTGTTGATGCTGAAACAAGCTTGCCATTTTCATAGTGGAGTCTGCAAGAGATTCCATCAACTTTTGCAGAGACATTCAAAGACTTGCAATAGCTCTTGATGAACTTCTTGACCTCAGCTGGCTCTTCAGCTTTAAGCTTGTCAAGTGAACCCATAATAAATGGATGCTTTACCTTGCCTTTGACTTCATGCAGAGAGTCTCTGAATGCATTGAACTCAGCTTCTGGAATCTGCTTCTGGAGAGATTCAAGCAAATCATCCCAAGTTTGGTCAGTCATCACTGGATTTCCAGACCTATATGCTTTGTTTGCAGAAGCAATCTTGCTCTTGAGTTCATCAACATTCATCTTGTTATCTCCTTATGAAAGTAATTCTATCAAAACCTAAGATTTTTGGCAATCACTCTTTACTTGGCAAGTTGCAGAACTTCTTGACCCAGAAGTCAAAGTCATTTTCATCTTCTGAACGATTCTCATACTCAAAGACAGTCAGCGTCTGTGGAATTCCTTTCAAGAAGATCATCTCCATCCAAGTCTTGAATTGGATAGCTAAATCTTTGTCACTCAAATCAAGATTCCAAGATCCTCTAGCGGAGTCTTTCAATTGAACAACTGTTCCTTCTGTCTTGACATCAGTCACAAAGCAGCTGTGGAAGCATCTTTCTTTGCTCATTGTCTTAGATCCTTTCTTTCAAGTATTTTGCAGATTGTTCTCATCTTTCAAGTCTTCAAAGCAGGATGGAGCTATTTTGCAAAGCTCATCAAGCAGCTTGTATGCCAATCCTCTGATCTCTGGCTGAGCTCTCTTTGAGCACCTAAGCTTCAAGAAGTTTCTCCAAGCTCTGAAGTTTGCAGTCACTGTGATCTTTGTGGCGCAAGCATTTGGAAGTACATATCTAGCAATCTCATTTCTCATGCCAACTGCTTGGAGCTTAGAGTATGCAGTCCATGCAGCATTCATTGCTTCCTGAAAGATCTCAAGTGCTTTAGGTGATCCAGCAATCTCTTGAGGAACTACATAACTTGGATTGTGCTCATTCACATATCGCTGGGATCTTTGACTGTAACTGAAGCCAATTCTGTGCCTCACAAACTCATGTGTGACCACCCGACTTATTCCATCCAAAACAAAAGTAGCAGAAGCATGCTCAACACAACTCTCATGACCAGATTTGATGATTGCTTTTATCATCTTTCTTGCAGGATCAAGCTCTTTTGGCTTAGAGTCATAGCAAGTGCTAGCTGCATGTGCAATTGTCATCTCTGGATTTGGAGTATTAGCTAAAAGTTCAACTGTCATTTTATTGTTTCCTCTTGGATAATGCTATTGATTGAAAGTACATGCTTGTAAGCTTTGATGATTTGATACATGTGGATAAGAGGATCAGTGCCATCAACTATTGTTGGCATAACACCAAATTCAGAAAAGGCAAGTTGAGTCTGTATCTTGACATCTTGTGCTCTCTTGTAGCTTGGATCACATGAAATCACAATTCTCTCAGCAAAATCGGTCGGAAATCTCATGGCCATTCTCTGCAGATTGCGACCAAGCTCATACATGCAAATTGGTTGATCTGACTCTCCGGCAGAGAAGAGCATTGAAAACACATCCATCTTCTGCAACCAGTTGAACTCCCAAGAAATCTGCTGCTGTGCTGCATTTGGGTCATCAATAGGAAAATTCTCTCTTCTTGGATTGAAGACCACCAAGCGATCTAGCTCTCCAGGAAACTTTGCATCATACTTTGCAAAGTTGCTAGCTACTTCATTCTGCCACTCTGGACAGTTTGTGATTCCTCCTCCCAAAAAGCATTTGACTTCGGTTGGAAGACAAATGATGTCTTCTGGTGCTACTACTATCTTCATGCTTTGAATTCTCTCTTCTTCAACTCTTCTAAGATCATTGCATCTCGATTTGGTGTCTCTAAAATCTTCTTAGCTTCAAGCAACATCTTCTTTCGTTGCTCTTTAGCTTCTTTCAAGTTTTGCTTAGATTCCTTCAAATCTATTTTGACCATCTTCTCTAAAAGATTTCTTGTGGTCTTGATCTCAACGAGAATAGCTCTCAAAAGATCAACCTGAATTTGTGATAAATTATCAACTGCCATATTTAAATGATACCAGCTTAGACTGGAAAATGCTTTAGCTTTGTTACATCATGACCAGCATGAAAACTCTTGACTATGCATCCATCTAACATGAACTCAAGAACATTCTTTCCAATTTGTGGTTTAGTGTCTTGAATTGTCACCGACAATTGTGTTTTCCATTGATCTTGGACAAGCTTCTGTATGTCAAGCTTAGTTCCAGATTCCCAAGTTGTCTCAATCTTCACTGGAGTCAGAGTTTGCTGGATGCTAAACATCATGTTCATTGCATCTATTGCATCCTGCTCATCAACAAACACCATTCGATCCATCCATGGATGTAAACCATCATCATTCAAGCCAGCTTGTTTTATTCGTCTTGCTTGATTTTGAGTAGAGAGAACATATTCTGTTCCATGAGATGTGAAGAACTTCCACTCAATTGGACTCCCTGATGGAGAAATCATCTCACTGCACCTCTCTCCATTGAATGTATCAAAATCATCTGATGTCTTGACTTCTTTGATTATTGACCTATCTCTTGCAAAATGTGAAGAATTCGCTATCTCATGGGTATATCCAGCATCAATGACAACCAGCTTGCCATCTTGAGAGAATCCCCATTGGTTGAGATTCCAAATATCTCTGATATAGAGTTTCTCTGGATGTGTGAACTTGAACTTGAGCAAATCTAGCAAGACTTGACTTCTTCCAATGAGATTAGCTGCTAAGCAGACATGACCATGCATAGATGAAGAAGTGTTCTTTGCCGCATATTCAAAGAACTTTGCCATATCACAAAGAGACTTGAATGGAACAATCTTTGTTAGCTCTTCATTTGATACATCATTTCCAACAAGAGGACGAGCTCTCTCAAAATTCATATCTTCTAGCCATCCAAACAACCAAAAACCAATGAATTGAGATATTGGAATTTTCAAGTGATTAGAGCAGATCTCAACAAGTCTATCTCTCCATTCTTCTGGCCAATTGAAAGTATCAAGAAGCTCTTGCTGAGTCTTTAAAGGCTTACATTCTTCAACCCAAATCTTAGAATAGTCTTTGTTATGTCTCTTTGCTTTAGGAAAGCATATAAGACCTTCTTTCTCTCCAAGCTTAAAATTTTCATACTCTTGTTTGTTTTGCCATATGCCAGGCTCTTGTCTCTCTTTGATAGGCATTTTCAAGCAAGTACCATTACCAAGAGACCATGCTAGTCTGCTGCATCCAACTCCTAAAAACTTCTTCTTATTGTCGTCCATATACAAAAGATATTGGCTTAGAAGCAAATAGAATGCGTAAATAATGAAGTATGATATAGATATTTGAGACAAAAGCTGACTAGAATCAAATATATTTTCATGGTTCTTCTGAAGCTAAAGTTTAGAAACTGGAAGCTCCATCATTTGAGCATCCTTTCTACATAACACCAGATCTTCATTATGCAATGGCATTTTGCACAAAAAACTAGAGTTCAACCGGTGAATATCTTGTAAAGAAGACTTTTACTCCAAGTGCTCAGAACTATGTCTATATTGTCTCATTGAGACCTAACTGTAACATCTTTGACTTTAGGGATCATTCAAGCCCGGAGTTCAAGAAAATCTATAATATCATTGACAAAGAGCTTTTTGATTGGATATTGCAAGCTTCTACATTTGGATATGATCATGGTGACATATATGAGTTCACTGCAGCTCTTCATGGATATCTGCTAAAAGCTATCGTTGAAAGTGGAGCAAATTATCTTCAATATTCTAAGTTGTTCAAGAATGAGCCAAAATATGAATCAATGACTCCAAGAATGTTTCTGAAAGCATGTGACTTTTGCAAGAAGAACAATTTGATAGATTCTTATTCAGAGTATTCAATACACAAAACTATGGTTCCAATATTGAAAGGACTTGCTAAGCAAGGATTTCATGGAATATTGACTAGAGAATATGATTTCAATGATGAGACAATGCCTGGAACTAAAGTCACAACAGACTATGCTGTTGGAATATTTGACAAATCTGGATTAGATCTTCTATGCTTGGTTCCGATGAAATACACTTGGCTAAAGAGAATAAATCCAACATATCTCAACAATGCAACCGATGTGAGTGCAAAGACTAAAATATAGAGATTCATCAAGCTATACAAGTAGATTTGCCAGACTAGTGATAAGAAGCAAGTCCAAAGCCAATTCACCGAATCAAGGATTGACAAGAAAGCAACTTGGTATTTTGGAAACAACAGAAGCAAGAACTTGAGGATCACAAAGCCAGACTGGAGTAAACCATTTTTCTTGACAACTAATTATTCATATGCAGAAGACTATGCTGACTATGGAGTATATGCAATATCATTGAAAGGTGAAGTTGGTTCAAAGATATTAGATTTCAACAATGATGCAGATGTCAAAAAACTCAATTGGCCAAAAGAGATTGTTGATGAGATAAGAGTTGGAGACACCGACTTGAATGGAATTGCATATGACATGTACATTTTAGCCGGTTATGGGCATCAGCCATTGACAAATGAGAAATATTGGAAATTGACAGATGCTGCATATTGGTTTGATGAGAGATCTAAAAATATATTCAATCTTGTTTCAAAAAATACAACATGGGCAAGTGAGAAAGACCATAGATTTGTGCTTTAGATGTGGAAAGACATATATGATGCTGGATTTGACGGATTCACACATATTGAGTTTGGAAACAAAGTGCTAGCCATATTCAACTTTCATTGCATTGACAAAATATCAATAAGACCTATTAATGCGCCACTCAATGAAATTGAATATGAGCCACCATATACACTTGATCAGATAAAAGCTAACTATCCAGAAAACATATACAATAAACTTGCATCATGTCCAATTCATAGTTGGAGAGCAAAAACTGGCATTGAACTTATACACAAAGAACCAACCCAAGATGAACTTGACAGAATTTGGAAAAATTGGCAGCTAATGCCACAAGAGATGAAAGACAAATCTGATTAGAAAAGTTTAGAGTTTTTTGGATGCACTAATGCAGAAAACTACAAAAAGCTAAAAACTGAATATCTAACTGAGAACAAAACAGCATATTTAAAGAAATTCCAAGATGAACCTGATGTAAAAGCTATTGTTGACCAATTTTGGATCATTAGAAACCGTACAAAATCCCCAATGAATGACATTGATTGGTGGATAAAGAAACCATATTCAGAGTTCAAGAATTTTGTAATGTCATTTGACACTAGAAACAAAACTGAGAGACGTGAAGAAAATTGGCGCCAGAATGCAATAAACAATGACGCAAAGATTCTTGGAACTAAAGATGGATATGAAATATGGTATGTTCCGACTTATGATGCAATGGTGATACTTGGTCGTTTCTACAAAGGAAGATCTGCAAAGTGGTGTGTAGCATCAGATGATCCGGACTTCTGGTTTGACAACCATGAAGACAGTGAATTTGTTGTCTTAGTGAGAGAACATCCTAAGAATGATGAGTTTGACAAAGTCGCAATTGAAATGATGAATCATGGAAGATATTACAATGAAGATGACATCATTCCATGGGATCTTGAGAATGATGATTGGACATTCACAAATGACTAGCTTATTCATGAAGCCTGGTTGCTATTCAAAGACAACGGAGAAACACGTGAGCAATACTTTGGATAAGCTTAAGATGGTGGCTATTTAAAGCCACCATCTTGTGTCTTTTAACATTAATTGTTTTAACTATTAATTCTTCTGCTTTACATATATCTTGCAAATGCAGGGTTCACCAATCTTCTTGTTCTTCTTGAAGTCTTCACAATGGCATTTTGAACCTTCACTCTTTGGCTGGCACGGACAATAACCATCATTCTTGTCAATTGCATCAAGAATAGCATTGACTTTTTTCACTGTCAAGCTTTCATTGAATCTGATCTTATAGTCTTTAGCCGCCGGCTTAGTTTCATCCTCTGGAATGGCAGAAGATGGTTTCTTTGAAAGAATTGCTTCAAGTGCAGCTATCATAGCTTTAGCACCGGCATCCCCAGTCTTGTTGTTGCGGAGGGTATTTCCTTCGATTGCTTGGTCATATGCAATCTTTCCAGTCTTTTGATCATATATTGACACTCTAAATCCCGGATAGTATTTAAGCCCAGTTCCGCCATAGACCCAATCATGCACAGTCTTTCCTTTGTCTTTGTCTCCACTATATTGAAACACAAAATATGCATCAACTTTCTTCATCCAGTTCTTGAATGTATCCGTCATCATACATTTTTCAGCAGATACACAATATCCACATGCATCGCCATTGCTCCAAACAGCAATTATGAACTTATACTCTTTCTTGGCTTGATTTAGAGCTTTTTTGTAGTCAATATTCCACTCTCCAACTTTTGGATTTTTAGTAGAACGCAACTTTATAAAACTAGATGTTGTTCCCATTGTTGATTTTCCTTATTTGTTTGTTCTTTGATATTTTACAACTTAAAATGGCTGGTTCAATGAACCAGCCATTATTTGAAGAAAGATCACTTAAATTCTCAAGTTTTTAGCTTACTTCACCTCAATCTTGAGAACATCATCTTTCTTTTTCTCTTCAATAGCTTTAGCTGGAAGATCAATTCTGAGCATTCCATCATCGGCTTTTGCCGAGATGTTCTTGATGTCAACTGTATCTGACAATGGAATTGAAAAACTGAAGCTTTGGTATGAGATACTTGAAAAATCCATATCTTCATCTTTCACTTTGTTTTCAGCTCCACAAGATACTGTCAAAACATTATCTTTGACCTCAACCTTCACATCATCCTTCTTAAAAGGAGTATATGGGCACTCAAGGGCATAACCAATGACAGTTCCTTTGTCATCTTTCTTAGTGATAAGATTGTGAGGACGGTTGATTATACGCTTTAAACCACGATTCTCAAACTTATTAGAACCATCTGCCAGGAGAGGATAACTAAACATCGCATCTAGATTTCTCCACATGCGATCCATTTGCTCAAACAATGAGTACATTTTATTGCCTTCTTTCTTTTTTGATCGTTGTTAGTTCAATCGATCTTTCTTCATTTGCTGTTTCTGATGTTGGATACCTTCCTAACTATCATTCACAACAATTATTATTTACTATTTTAGACTTTAAAAGTCTAAGCAACATTGCTTAGACTTTATTGATGAAAGATAATCTAGTCTTTAAATACCAAGATCCGCAAGAAGATCATCAGCATCAACATCATCATTTTTAGGTGGTGCAGCAACTGCTTTCTTCTCAACCTGATGCTCTGATGATGCCTCTTCAACAACATCAAGCCCTTCATTATCTGGATCATCAGCTAAGTCATTTGCAATTTCTTCATTATTGCTCTTGACTTCTGCTATCACTTCCGAACCACTTGATTCATCTTCAGAGCTAGGCTTGTAGACTGGAATCTCATCATCTTCAGGAATATCATCATTTGATACTTTGCAATACTTGTTGTAGAATGCAAGAATCTCTTCTGGAGTTGATGATGTGTAATATGTCTCATCAAAACCCATGCCATCGACTGTCTCTTTTGTGATGGAAGGAATGTCATATGGCTTTGTTGAAAACACAACTTTGTCCCAAACTCTTTTCTTGTAAGATCTTTCATTTGGTTGACCCTCATTGAAGGTCTCTGTTTGCTCTCCAACATGAATGCAAAGATCAACAGCAGCTTTACCATTAAAGACTGGAGTCTTCAAAAGTTGTTTTTCAATCTTTGCACGAAACTCTTGATATTCCTTCTTGTCATTAATTATGAGAACCTTAAACTTGCCAATGTTACCATCATACAATGGATCATCAACAACATACACCGGAATTATTGCTTGATATTTTCTTCCAAGTTCTTTATTCTTGCGATTAGCTTCCTTGTCTTTCCATCCAGATTCCTTGAAAGCCAAGAAATATTTATTAGCCATATCACACACTTTGCATGCATGATAACGATCACCTTCAACATGAACATGTGGGGTCACTGGACAAGTGATTTCATCCTCAAGAACTGGAAATCCCTTTTCAGGATCTTTCTTCCACACTTGGTGAACCCATCTAATGATATGTGGGTCATCCCTATCATTCTTTGTTTCACTGCTAAAAGCTAGCAAACGAAATCTATAGAATGACTTATCTGTAGGACATGGCTTCAAAGACATCACAAGATTCTTCTTGGCTGTTCTCTGTCCTGCACTTTTCGACTTCTTTGGAAGCGATGACATGAACGTACACATTTTTATTTTCTTTCTTTGTTTATTTGTTTTTTTTTGTTTGTCAGTCAAATCAACCAACAAAATTATGATACATCTTTAGGACTTTACAGCAATCCATTCTTTCCCAGATACCCATCCTATGGCCTAATACCATGAC